TTGAATGTCCATCAGATCGGCATCCCGTTAGGCATGCCTTGCTGCGGCTGCATTGGTTGTTGCTGCGGCTGCATCATGGCCTGCGTGGCGGCCTGCTGTGCCTTGATCTGCGCCGTGTCGATGGCCATGCCGTACTTGGCCGAGATCTGCGCCATCGCAATCTCCAGATCCTGCAGCATGCGGTCACGTTCGCGGTCGTCCTGCATCTGAGCCTTCATGAACTCAAGTTGCATGCGCTGTGCGTCGGACTGCAGCTTGGCCTGCGCCTTAATCTGCTCGGCGGCCACCATGGCCTGAGCCGGATCGCCCTGCGGCTGCTGTTGCTCACCGCCCGGCGCTCCTTGCTGCGGCTGCGCTGGCTGGATCGGCAAGAAGTAGCGGTCCACGTTGTGGATGCCGTTCAGGGTCAGCATGTCGGCCAGCGTGTTGCGGAACTGCGGGATCCCGGCGAGCGGGTTGGCCGGGCCATAGGTGCCGATGGCCTGCAGTTGGATTTGCAGAACCTGACCCAGCATGGCCGTCTTCTGCTCTTCCTTGCCCGTGCCGAGGCCGACGTTGACGGTGGCGTCCAGTTCGGTGTCCCACACGCGGGGATCCATCGGGACGTAGGTGCCATTGATCCGCAGCATCTCGGCCTTGGTGCTGTGCTTCGCCATCAGCTTCAGGATCTGCTGGAACAGGCGGCGCATGCCAGTGTAGGCGAGGTTGGACACCATCACCTCCACCTGCCCCGCAGCGGCGCTCACAGTGGCCGTCACGGCCGCTCTGGTGGTCGATTGCATGGCGTCCGGGTCGAGGCCCATGCTGGCCCGCGTCACGCCCGTCTTCATCTCCACCATTTGGTCGATGTACTGCAGCGCGGGCAGGGTCTGGCCAGCGACGAAGGGGACGGTCAACTCACGCAGCATGCCCGGCTGATTGACGCGCACGATGGCACCGATCTCGTTGTTCAGGAGATCGTCCATCTCCACCTGACCCTTGACGGCCTCGGTGCGCGGGTTGTTGGTCAGCATCACGTTGTCGATGATGCCGCGCGTGATGGCCGTCGCCGTGTCCTGATCGCGCTCAATGATCTCGACGAGGCTGCGGCCGAAGTAGGTGTGCGGCTCTGGATCGACGTGCCACCCGGCGAAGGGGTGGTCGTCCACAGGCTCATAGGACAGCAGGCGGTTGGCGGTGCCGCCCATCAAGAACTTGTGCAGGACGGGCATGCCAGTGCCGTCCACATCGACGCGCATGTACGCCTCTGTGACCATCACCTTCTTCATGGATGGGTCTTCGGCGTTCTCGTCTTCGTCGCGCTGGATCGGGTAGCGGCGGCGCTCCTCCTCTTCCTGATCGCGCATATCGACCGTGGACCCGTTGTCCAGATCCATGACCTTGTCTTCGTCGATGCCCATCGCGATGACGTCGGCGGCACGCATCTCGGTGCGGTGGCCGATGATGTAAAAATCGTCGTCCCCGCGAGCGTTGCGGTCAACAAAGAAGTCTTCTGGCGGGATGGTGTCGATGCACAGCTTGCCCGCCGGATTGCGGCGGATGACGCGGACGTCGTAAAGCTGCGGCAGTTCGGCTGGCATCTGCGGGATCTGCGACGGGTCAACCTGCTGGCCAGCGGCCTGCGCCTGCTGCGCCATAGCCTGAGCCTGATCGACCTGCTCCTGCATCACGCGGATGGTCTCTTCGTCCGGCCGCTGCTCCACGCGCACGATCTCGGCCCCCGGAGAGGCTTCGATGGCCTGATACTGAGCCTCGTCTAGGTCGGTGAAGTCGTAGACCTTCGGGCTGTCGTATTCGGCCCAGTAGGCCTTGGTGAAGCCCGTGATGCTCACCAGCGCGTCGTGGGTGACGTCGCGCAGGATCTGGTAGCCGTTGTTCTGGCGGAACTTGGCGGCCGCGTAGATGCTTGCCTGCTCCATGCTGGCCACGTCTTCCGGGCCGCTCGGGATAAACTCGACGGGACGCTCGGACGTCATAAACACGCGCTGGATCGACGGCTTGACCGAGCGCACGGTGTCCCGGCACTTCGTGGAGACGATGGTGCTGCGGCCCTCTTCCTCGCCGATATCGACCTCGCCGTTGAAGTACCGCTGCGACTTGATGCGGCGGTCGGCGATCTCGTCGGCGATGAAGGCGACGGCCTCGTCAATGGCCGTGCCGACGATGCTTTCGATCTGGTCCTCGTCGAGGGCAGTGAATGCGCCCTCGTCTTCTTCCTCGTCGTCCTCGACCTCGAAGCCATCGAGGATCATCTCCATCTCGTCATCGGTCGCCAGTTCGACGTCGGGGCCGTATTTTTCGCGCTTTGCCATTGTCAGTCATTCCCCGAAGGATTGTCGATCATCAAGTTCAGACCAGAAGCCGATCCGCGAGTGCCAGCGCGCACGACCATATCGACCGCGCGAGACGTCACCTCCATCAGCTTCGCAGCCGCACTGTCGTCTTTCAGCGCGCGAGCCACAAGGGCCGGGTCTGTGGACAGCACGATGCGCGCGATTTCCAGCTTTTGGTTGTCGGACAGGCCGGGCTTGACGCTGTCTGCGGCGCTGCCGATCAGCCGCGCCCACGCCATAAAGCCGCCATCAAACGCACCGATTGTTTCCTCGGCCGTGTTGACCGCCCCGCCCACTTTGGGTGCCATTATGGTCGGTGCGGTTGACGGACCCTCAAGGACGTACTTGGACGCGCCTTGCGCCCGCTCTGCGGTGCCAATCTTCTGCACGACAGATGCCGCCTTGTCAGAAGGAAGCGCGAGGCGGAGTGCCGTTCCCGGCCCCGTCTCCTCGTTGGAAAGTCCACGCATGAGGCCCGGAGCCGCGCTGGGGCGAGACATCCCGGCCCGCACAGATGCCAGCATGCCCTCGCGGAAGGCTGCGATGGCGTCCGGCCCGAGCTTTTCGATGTCTTGAATAATCAGAGCCAGTTCGTCTGGTGACTTTCTGATGGCCTCTTGGCCTGCGGTGAAGGCGTCGCGGGCGCTGCGTACCTCTGCCGCCTTCGCGCGGGCCGACGCCAGCGGCGTTGACGCGACATCAATCTGGCCCTTGAACCCAGTCGCTACGTCCTCAAGCGCGCCACCGAGTGTGCCGCGACCGCCAGTGTAGGCCGCGCCTTTCATGTCACGCAGGCTGCGATAAGTCAGTTCAGCCTCACGCAGCGTTGGCGCGCGGGCGAACTCTATCGTTCCGTCCTCAAGTTCCTTGAAGAACGGCCTGATGCCGTACTGAACACGGGCAACCTCGGCCGCATCCTTCAAGGCCCCCGGCGTGCGGATGGCGAGATCCTGCATGGCCGCCACGATCTGCGGTGGCGCTGGCAATTCAATGCCGTTTGCCTTGAAGGCGGCTTCATACGCCGCGTCCTCCGCTTCCCGCGTCAGTGCCTCGCTGGCGCGCTTGTTGGCCAGAGGGTTGCCGGGGCTGCCCAGAGCGCCCTGCAACTCATCCATAGCCGCCTTGCGGGTCTCTCCGGGGCGTGCAGACATGACGCGCTTAATCTCAGCGCCAGCCGGGCCGCCCTCGGAGTAAAAGCTGCGGATCATGCTCTCAAGCGTGCGGTTCTCGGCCATAATCCGGCCGTTGGCGACGCCTTCGATTACCTCATCAGCCGTCAGGCCGCCCTGCTCGGCCAAACGCTGCACCTCTTTTGAGACGACGCCAGCGATGCGGTTGCCCATCTTGTTGCGGACCCAGTTCATCAAGGCACCGCCGGAGCCTTTGAGCGTGCCGCCGATAGTGCCAAGTGCGCCGCCGAGGCCTGCGCCTGTCAGCGCGCCTACGCCCATGTTGGCGGCGCGATCAAGCGCGCCACCCTCGCCCGTTCCAAATCCGTAGACCGCGCCAGTTTTGGCACCGCTGAGAGCGCCACGGGCGAGGCCGCCCACGACGGCAGCCGTGCGCGTAGCGGCTGCAGGGGCGGCAGCGCCACCAGTAAAGACAGCCGGGAGGATCGCGCCGCCGATCTCATAAGCCGCCGAGCTGATCGGATAATCTTGGCGATACTGCTTGAGAACGTCACGCTCGTTTTTCAGTGCCGCTTCGTAGTTCTGGCTCATTGAGCCTTCACCAAACGGTGCCTGCAGACCAGCAAAAAGCTCGTCGGAAAAGCCGAGCAGAGCCCCCTGCGCGGCGGCTCTGGCGCGCTCCGTCGGCTTTTCCTCGTACTGTGCAATGAAGGCGTTTCGGTCAGCCAGCGGCATCGCGTTCCACTCGGCCGCGTCCACGGTCCCGATGAGCCGCCCGTCCGAAGTTTTCAGTTCGATTTTTTCCATGACGGAGCCTTACGGTGCGGGGGTAAACGACAGAGGGGCAGGGATTGTCCCGCCTGTGTTGGTCGGGATGGCCACTGTAGACGGCGGCGTAAGCGTGCCGGGGAAGACCAGATCCTCTGGAAGCCCGGCGCGCCTTGCCGTCTCTTTAAGCAACTCCACGCGCTGCTGTGCGCCGGGAAACTTGTTGGCGTACATGGTGCGGGCCAGTGAAACGATTTCGCTGCGGATATCCGGCGGCAGGTTGCCTTGGCCCTGCAGGGCGTTTTGCAGCAAGGCCTTCATGCCCTCGTCAAACGCGCCAGAGTTGGCAATGGCTGCGCTTTCGCTCTCGCGGACGACCGACGTCGGGTCAAGGATTTTGGCGAAGGCAATGACCAGCGCACGGTCGCTGACCGCACCCGGATTTTGGTAAAACGCGTTGACGTTCTCCCACGCGTCCTTCATCAGGCCAAGCTCTTTGGTCGCCACCGTTGCGTCATCGCGCAGGGTGTTAAGCGCACCAAGCTGATCGCTCGTCAGGGTCGGGGCCGCGCCGCCAGTCGGGTCGTAGATTACGCGGCCCGTCTCATCGACCAGCTTGCCGCCGACTTCCATGACGTTTGCCTTGTCTGGTTTTTGCAAGGCCGTCGCCACGGCCGTCTTGGCGTCGATGGCACCCGTCATCAGAGCTTGCGCCAGATCCTGACGGTTCTGCGTCATCAGCCACTGAGCCGTGCGGTTTGCCGTGTCCTTCTCGCCGCGCTTCTCCTGACGGATCTGGATCATCTGCGCGAGGTTCTGGTCGGGGTCCATACGCAGCGTGTTGGCGGCCAGCGCGATGCGGTCCATCAACTCCCCGCTTTGGAAGTCACGCTTCAGCCGCTGCCCGAAGGTCTGCGGCTCTTCCTGCATGTCGAACAGTCCCATTGGCATCGCGCCACCCTTCCCTGAACTTGCGGAGCCACTGCCGCCGCCGCCCCATGCTTCCCAAGCGCCGGGGCCTTGGTTCTGATAAATCCACATCCCGATCTGGTCTTGCAGTTCGGGCGTCATGCGCTCGTTGCCCGTCAGGCCCATGCCATTCATGGCCGCGCGCAGTGTCTTGCCGACAACCTGATACGCGCCCATCGGGGTCGCCACACGGCCGATCTGGCCTCTAACGCTCTGCGCGTATGGTCCAATCGGGTCCGAAAACTGCAGCGCCTGATTGACCGTCATGTCGGTCAGCCTGACGCCCTCGAACTGACCGCCGGGTCGGTTGGCGTAGCCGAAGAGGGCATTGTAATCCCCGCCGCTTTCGCCGGGGAAAACCATTCTCTTCAGTTGCTCGGGTGTCATGGCCATCTGGATCTTAGCTCGGCATGATGCCAGCGAGGGCGGTGATGTAGTCGAACAGGCCGCGCTTCTGCGTTGATGTCTGGGTCTGCTGGCCCATGTTGGACGCGCCTACACCGCCGAGGTAGGTGTTCAGGCTGGCCGTCGGTGACCCGGTGAAGCCGCCGTACTGCGCCTTGGACGCGTCGATCAGAGCCTGATTAAGCGCCTGCTGGATTGCGCCCTGCTGCGCCTGACGGTCGGCGATGTTCTGCGCGAAGCCGAAGCCCTGCCCGGCAAGGCCAGACTGGATGTTCTGCTGGTTCTGAGCCGCGTTCAGCGCCGTGTTGAAGCCTTGCTGCTGCATGTTGGCGAACATGCCAGCGCCCTGCTGTGCGAAGCCCTGATTGGTCAGAGCCTCGGCCACGCCGTGGCGAGACCCGCCGAATGCACCAGCGCGCGTTGCGGCGGCCCCGGTGTCGTTGATGGCCATCTGGCGCTGGCGGTTGAGATCCTGCATCGCCTGACCCGTCGCCATGCTGGTGTACGGGTTCATAAACTGGCCGATGTTCGGGCCTGCCGCAGCCTGATTGAACAGGTTGGCCGACGTCTGCGAGACGTTGCCCGCGACGGGCGTCTGGACGTTCTGTGGGTTTGATCCGCCTGCCATGTTATTTCCTCCCGCCCAAACCGCCGCCGCCGCTGCGGCCAATAGGCCCGACGCTTGTGATGTTCCCGCTCATGGGGTCTGGCAGCCCCAGAGAGCCTGTTCCTGTCGCGGCAGGCGCGCTTGCCGCTGGCATGCGGTCACGACCTTCACGCTGTGGCATGCGCGGCTCCATCGTGGGGACGTAGCCCGTCGCGGATGCCGAAGCGCCAGCGCCGCCGCCTGCCCCTGCAGTTCCGCCAAACTGCGCCATGATCGCATTGTACGTCCCCGGCTGGCGACGCTGCAACTCGGCCAAAGCGGCGTCGTACATCGGCCCTGCAGAGTATGCGCTCATGCCGCCGTAATCTTGCGCGGTCGGCATGCCAGCCGTCACGTCTGCCGTGGGCGAGCCAAAGGCCTCTGCCATCTGATTGGTGCCCCGCATCGCAGCCACCTGCATCGGCGTCATCGCAGCGACGTCGGGACCGTAATACGGCGCGTATGGAATGCGAGACACCTCGCGGCTGCGGGCCAAGGCCTCTTGCCCGGCCGCTTCAAGCCACGCTGGCACCGTTACGCTTGTTGATTTGCTTCCGCCGCCCATTACAGTTCCTTCTCCATCACGACCATGACGGGGCGAAACCCGCTCTTGTCCAAGATCCGCTCCCAGCCCTTGCGGCCAGAAATTGTCATGCTTTGGCATCCCTGCTGTCGGCCCCACTCGGCCACGCTTTCGATGCCGTCAACCACCTCATCCATCTGCCCTCCGGCGAGAAAGACGTGGACCACCTTCTTTCTAGCATACTCGACGATCTCTGTCACGGCACAGCTATTCGGCGCTGGCCATAGCTGCATGCGGCCGTCGAGGATGGCCTCTTTGACATCCTCAAAGAGGTGCGTGCCGCCGCTGTACTCCAGCGCGGCTTCGATGTGCTTGCGGTTGGCGTCTATGATGTTCATGCCTGCACCCGCGTGATGGCGACGGTCACGGACGGGGCTGCCGGGGCGTAGGCCGTCGCTGCGTGTGCCGTCAGGCTGCCACTGGTGCTGTCGGTGGCCCACATGACGTTCAGCACGTCACCAGCCGCAAAGCTGAAAATTGCCGTCCGGGACACCGTGATGGTCGCGCCGTTGCTGTGCAGGCTGGCGACGATGGTGCTGCCAGCGACGTCCACCGTGTTTACGCGCGGCCAGAAGCGGAAGTTCACCGCAGAGCCGGAAGAACTGCTGATCTGCGCCGTGAAGGCGATTTCGTACAGGCCGCCCTCGACAAAGGTGATGTCGGTCGCCGGAGACCCGGTCAGCGTGATGCCCTGCGAGGCGATATTGTCCAGAGCGATCTTGTAGGCTGTGTTGGGTGCCGCCGCCGTGACGTCGGCATCCTGCCCGAAGATGGCGTAACCGTCGGCCAGCACGATCTGCCGCCAGACGCTGCCCTTGGAGACGACAGGATACCCGCCGACAGGATCCCACAGGATCGACCCATCATCGACAGCCGAGGATGTTGCGCTCTTAAACTGCAGGCGAGACGCGGTGCGGCGCAGGTACGACACAATGTTCTGCGCCCATACCTGCAGGTCAGGCGTTACTGGTGGCGGGCTGAAACCTAAACTCACCGCAGGCCACCCGGCTTGGCGTCAAGGCGCATGACGCCGACACGCCAGTCCGCGAGGCGCGCACCGTCAACGCGCACGTTCACCTGCCTGCCTGTGAAGCGCACGCTGGTGGGGTTGGCCATTGAATACGGCCCGTAGCTGCGCTGCGTGTCATTCGGGTGGAAGCGCGTCTTGAACGTCGCATTGACGTCGCCCTGCGTCTTCTCGTCCGGGATCAGCATGGTGGCCACCATGACGTTGTCGCCAGCGCCGAGGCTGATCGGCCCGCTCTCGGCGAAGACGTCTGCGCCGTCGAGGGCCAGACCAGTTTCATGATCGTACGATACACCGTCAGTCCCAAAGAAGATCGGGTTGCGGAACACGCCGCTGTCTACGCCAGCCGTGCGAGAGATATACCCAATGGTCCAGTGGTGCTCGGCGTAGTTAAAAACGACGTAGCGGTCGTTTTCATTGGACGCGCCCGACGGGTAAAACCACCAGATTTCGTTGAACTGCTGATTGCTGACGCCGTAAATCTTTGACGTCTGCGCGCTGCTCATATCGCCGAAAACGTAGTCTGCCACGTCGCAGGGGATATCTTGGACCGCGCCGCCGGAGTAGATGTGGAAGCCGCGCTTGCCCATCCAGAAGACGCCCTCGTCCACGGCGACGGCGGCCTTGCGCGCGATGACACCGCACGCGGATCCCACACGCTCAAATCCGTAGACAAACGGCGGCCCCTGATACGTTGCCGAGTGGGCGTCTTGATCCGTTACGATCAACGTCTGCCCGCGCGTTTTGATGCCCAGCATGATCTGCCCGCTGGTCTGCAATTCAATGTCGCCCGCCTCGTTGGTGGTCGCGGGCGTCCATTCTGTGTTGTCTTCCCGGTCGCACCACTGAACTTTGCGAGGGTTCCCGCCAGCGCCGAGCGCGAAAAGGAAACGCTCGCCAGTGACGACGAGGGACAGGTTGTCTGTCGGGGCGTTGCTGATTGCGGCCGCATTGTTGGCCGGGTTCAGATCCCACTCAAGCAGGCGGCCGTCGGCGACGGAACAGGCGACGAGATTTTGGCCCCAATTGTCCAGCGCCCAAGTTGTCGCCTCGCCGTAGTTTCCCTTGTCCGCCCGAGCGACGCCGTATGCGCCGAGGCCGTAGAAGCCCCCGCCATATCCGACGTTCACTTCAGCATCCAAGTCTCCGGCGACAAGATCGGCTGGGGTGATGTCAACCACCGTGCCAGACGCGAGGACAGACTTTAGGGCGTCGTGAAAGCCAGCCGCATATCTGCGGTCACTGCTGAGATCCTGCCACGCCAAGGCTGCCCTTGGGGCTGACGCGCCGACGGTGTCCCGCGTGCGCCAGCCGCCCACAGGCCGCATGGTGCCGTCGATCCAGCGCACAAGATTGGCGTCATACCAGCGATTGCTGGCCTGATACTCGGTGCCGTTGCGGTAGACGCCCGGCGGG